GTTGCAACCGACGGGGAAAACTCGGATGTTGAAGCCGTTTTTGAGGGCGATTTATCTTACGGTTTATTAAGCCCCTATGAGGTATTTCCGAACAACATTTACAAGGAAAGCGTAAAAGACCAGTACGACATTATAATCGAGCAGATAATGTCGGTTGATGAAATATACGATGTTTACGGTTTTCCCGTTGAGGGGGAATCCGTTGATACATACAGGATGATACCTGTCGAGGGCTCTTCCGGTTACGGTCAATGGTCGAGCGTGACAGCGATAGGAAGAACCACATTAGAAGACAGCGCAAAGGTTGTAACGCAGTTTTACAGACCTTCTCGGAAGTACCCGAAAGGCAAACTGATTATCGTTATACAAAACCACCTATTCTACTATGGCGACCTTCCGTACAGAGAAATACCGATTGTCGCTATAAAGTCAAAAAGCGTACAAGGTCAATTCTTCGGGCGTTCCGTTATAGAGGACTTGATACCGTGGCAACGGGCTTACAACAACATTCAAAACAAAATGCAAGATATACTCGGCAGAATTTCGGCAGGAGCCGTGTTAATCCCCGAAGGTGCTGTTGAGGATATGGAAACCCTGGAGCAATCGGGCGTTGCGCCCGGGCAAGTGATTATTTACAACCCCGAAAGAGGAAAGCCTTCACCATACAACAACACGGACGCAATACCCAATTCCTTGTGGACTGAATTTGAAACGGTTGAGCGGGCAATGGAATACGTCGCGGGGGTTTCCCAACTCTCTGTAATAGGAGACACTCCCGCCGGAGTTACATCAGGCGCGGCTATCGACAAATTGAAGTCCATAGACAACACAAGGATTTCACTTACCGGCGACAGTTTAAGAGAAGGCGTTCTAAGCTTAGCAAAGATATGGCTTTCCATTTACAAAGACTTTGCCAAGGGTTACAGAATATCCAAAATTGCAGGAGATAACGACAGCGGTCTTGTGGTTACTTGGTGTGCGGAGGATATAAATTCTTTTGATGTTGTCTTTACTACGGAGAACGAACTGAAAGTATCAAGCCTACAGCAAAGAGAAGCATTTATTTCAGCTTATCGAATGGGTCTCTTTAATTCGGCAGACGGCACAGTTCCACCCGAAGTTAAGCAAAAAGCACTTGAAGCCTTTAATACGGGCGGATTTTCAGAGGTTCTTACTCTTAACAGATTGCAGGAAAAGAACGCACAGAACGAAAACGCCAAATTCAATTACGGAACGATACCGCAGGTCGACAGGTACGACAACCACGATATTCATATCCGAGAACATTTACGCTATGCATTGCAAGCCAAGTTCAAAGATATGCGCAAAAACAATCCCAATTATGCAGCCGCTTTCGACGCTCACATTGCGGAACACTCCGCAAGATTACAGCAGAAAAGACAAGCGGCGCAACAGATGATAAAGGAGTCACAGAATGAAACTAAATGACGTATACGGCAGCATAATGGAAGATATGAACAAGCCGAAAGAAGAGGTTGTTCCTGTCGAGGAAGCGGAGGGAGTACCCGCCGAACAAACCGAGACAGAGGTAGAACAGTCCGAAGAGGTCGCGGAACAGCCGACAGAGCAGCGGGAAGAGGCACAGCCCCAGATTAACATAAACGAAATTATAAGGCGGGGGCAAGCACAGGCACAGCAGTTACGAGCGGCTCTGGAGGAAAACGCAAGGCTTAAAGCCGCAATAGCGCAATCCAGCGATGTAGTAAAAGAACAGGGCGAGGTTGCGGAAAAGGCTATTGTCAATGCACCGCCCCAAGAGGAAATGTCGGAGTTTCCCTTTGAACGGCTTAACTTTATGTCGCCGGAGGAAGCACGGGAAGCCTTTGACAAAGCGGTCACGGCAAAGGTCAACCGCAAAATGGTCGAAATCGAGAACAAGCTTAAACCCGTTCTTGAAAAATACGACTACACCGAAAAGGAAAACCGCAGAAATCAGGTTGTTGACGGTCTTAGCAAGAGTCCGAACTTCCCCGACTTTGCACAGCGCAAGGACAGGGTTGAAGCAATGGCTAAGAAACTTCAAAGCGACATGCCCGATTTGGACTATGAAAAGCTTTATACCATTGCCTACTTAATGGATAAGGGGATGGAAGCCAACAAGCCCAAGACCACAGACGACATAGTAAAAGAGGTTATGAAAAACCCCGAAGCACTTAAAAGAATCAGAGAGCAATCCGCGAAGGAACAGGTACAGGTAAACCAGTCCATTCCAAGATTTAGTGCTGCGGGTAACAGCATTCCGGCAACACCACAGCAAAAACCGGAAAGACTTGAAAATATCAAAGCGGGAGTTTTATCAAAGCTCTACCGCTGATATATAAATTAACATAAGGAGATAAGAAAAATGGCACAGACAATCACTTTAATTGAAGATATACTTAAGTATAAGTATCAGCCTGCTCTGGCAAACCAGATAGGCATTGACCCCTCTCCTTTTCTGGAGAAAATAAGAAAGACCCCCGCAACCAACCAGACCATCGTAGCGGCAGCTCCCATCGGCGTTAATGGCGGCTTCGGCTTTGGTGCAGAGGGCGTAGGCACCCCCAGCGCGGGTTCACAGAGATACGAGAAGTTCTCTCTTGACATGGTTGATATGTATGTTGACATACAGATTTCCAACAAGACAGTACAGCTCGGTTCTTCTAATCAGGCATCCATGATAAACGCTCTCGACCAAGAGATTATGGGAAGCTATGCTTCTGCGAAGTGGAACATTGGCAGGTCTTTGTTCGGTGACGGAACAGGTAAGCTTTGCGCTCTTACTTCCGCAGATACAAACGGCTCGTCCACTTCCACAATCGGGGTAGACGACTGCTCCAAGCTCATTGAGGGTCTTACCGTTGACATTTACACCTACGCGACAGACGCGGCAACCGAGGGAACTCTTGCCGCCGCAAACAAGGGTCTTAGAATACTCGGCATAGACAGAGAAAACAATATTATCACCGTAGACTCGGCTTCTCTTGCTGTTACCGTGGCAAAGTCCGGAAACGACGCTCCCACCGCCAATGGTACATACGGCTTTATCACCGTTCAGAACAGCTACAAAAGGGAGCTTTGCGGACTCGGTGCGATATTCAACCCTAACATCACAACCCTTTACGGTCTCACCAAAGCCTCTCACGCATGGCTTGCTCCTACCGTTGTAAACGCCTCCAACGACATTACCGACCTTGTTCTTTACGAGGGCGTTAAAAAGGCAAAGGATTATAAGGGTTCTGAAATTGACATGATACTCATGGGAGATGCAGCTTTCAGCGCATACCAGACATACATGAGAGAAAACAACATTGTGGTTGCTGACAAGCAGCGTTTTGAGGGCGGTGCTGTTGGTTACAACGTTATTGTTGGTTCACAGAACGTTACGGTAGTAAACGAGAAATTCGTACCCGCAAACGAAGCTTATGGAGTAAACACCAGAGACTTCTTCCTTGAGCAGACACCGTGGGATTTTGTTTCCAAAGACGGCGGCATATTCAGCCTTATGGAAGGCACTTCGATTTATCGCGCGCTTCTGGCTTCCTACGGGAACCTGATGTGCGTAAAGCCCGGCGGTTGCGTACGGTTCACCAACTGCAACGCTGCCTAATTAAACTTCATACGGGGCAGGGGTTTTTACTCCTGCCCCACAGGAGAGAATAATGCTTGACACCAAACGGTTATTCAATCACATATCAGAAGAAACCCCCATTACACAGCCTGAATTTGTAAGACTGTTCAACGAGGGTTTAAAGGTTGTTTCCTCAATGCACAACGACGACTATATACTTGACGACGACTCAACCGAGATTACGGAACTTTCCGTATATGACGGCGATACCGGAATACACGAGATATACTTTGACACGTTTTTAAATTACATTATGTTTAAGCACAAAAAAGAAGAATTTTTTTACAACTTGTTTCAAAAGGCGGTAGAGAGAGCTTTCCTAAAGCGGTGGAGAACCCTAAACGCAGACATTACAATTGAACGGAGGTATTGATTGTGATATATGACGGCGGCATTACAAACGCAGACCTGATAACAGATATTATCGCGGAAGCCGATATATCCGTAACGATACCAAACGACCTTTACATAAGACACTTAAACGCTTTGTATCAGCTATTATATAGAGATTATATTAAATCAGAGGACACTGTTGAGATAGAGGGAACGCCCGACCTTTCCGCAATTGTTGTAAATTCGGGCGAAGATGATGTTGTGTTTGACGACATTGTACACCTATACCGAGTTGGTGACGGTGAGAATTACGAAATACCCAAAGCAACGGCTGCTTACGCTTTGACAAGCGAGAACCCGTGTTATTACAGAGACCATGACGGCTCTCTTGTTGTTGCCAACGTAGATGAGACGGATTTTGTTTTAATAAGGCGGACAAGACCCGCTTTAATAACGGCAATAACAGACACGGCTAAGGTTCCTCTGCCCCCTGAATTTTTACAGCTTGCCGTTGCAAAACTTTTAGGAGAGATATACAAAGCTGCAAATGATGATTCTTTATCTGCCAAATGGCTGGGAGAATATAACTCTTTGTTAGATGATTTCAAGCAATGGCTTTATGCAAGGTCAATGACCCAAATGGGTGGTTAAAATGGAACGGAAATACTTGCAAGCCTTTATACCCGAACAGGCAGAAAAGGAATACTCCGTTTCCCGTTCACAATGGGGCGGCATAAACAAAAAGGTTAAAATAGACTCTGGGGAATTTTCAGACGGTAAAATGTTTATTCCCCAAAGAGATTACATAGAAAGTGCGCCTCTTAAATCCGCATTACTCACCAAAAACTATGATTGTGTTCTGGGCTTTTACGGAGCAGGGGATTTTGTTTTAGTTATATACAAAAACGGAACTTCTGGAACCACGATATATGTTGATTATGTCACATCAAAGGGAACGGTTTATACAGGCACTTTAAAGTCCGGCGCGGGAAGTGATTTGGATAACAGATACGTTACACAGTTTAATGTATATACAGACCCGTCCGACCCGTTGACAGGCACATACAACAGAAAGCTTTTAATCTTTCCCGACAAAAAGTCAATGGACTATGAAATAAGCGAGGCGTTTTCCCTTGCTTCGTTTTCTGCGGGTACACCGTCTATTACATACCCTGTTGTGCATTTATCCAGATTATTCGGTCTTGACGGCGAAAGAGTGTATGCTTCGGAGTTCAACGACTACACAGGGTGGGATTTAGATACCGCAGACGAGAGTTTAGAGTCCAACGCATGGGCGACAACCTCACAATCCAACACAAAAGCAGACGGCTTATTTACAGCCATAACGGTATATGACGGTCATGTGTTGTGTTTTAAAGACGACTTTATGCACCAGATTAACAACACAAGAAACCCGTTCAGAATTATCGACATAGGCGAATTTGGCTGTGTAAACAACGAATGCGTTGCGGAAGCGGGTGGTTATCTGTTTTTTGTTTCGCAAGATGGTGTTATGCTTTTTGGCGGTGGTTATCCAAAGAATATAAGTACAAAC